AGACGACGAAGCCGATTGGGGCGACGACGAAGAAGAGTACGAAGACGAAGAAGAAGAGTGCGAAGAAGCCTAATCAGGGTAAATCATCGCTAAAGCGTCATTTATGGACGCTTGAATCTGAGACACGACTTGCTCAAAAGGTAAGTCGTGTTTTCTACTTTTGCGTAGAACTTCGTTGATTTCGTGTAGCGTTTGCCAAGCATAGCCCGAGTGGATTGCTTTGATGGCCTCTTCTTCGTCGTTAAATGTCGCTGTGATTTTCATGTTGCACCATTTCGTTAAGTGATATGTCAATCTCTACTTGGGCGGCCATTCCGTCCTCATATCCTCGGGCATAGGAGCTTTGCTCAACCGCAATCAATTGATTGATTAGCCGCTGCTGAATATCGCAAACGCGGGTCAAGCTATCTAGCGCCAAATCTTTTTTTGTCCATGTGCGCTGTTTATCTGCGGACATTTCCCGCTTGGCGTGAAAGCCGCCTTGTCTACGCTCAATGTCTTCAAACGCTTCGTCTTCTGCTGTTTTCATAACATTCCATTTCGTAAAATAATGCAAGTGCCTTCTATCGTGGTAATCATCTGCCCACTTTTAAACGCCATCTTTTGCATATTTTCTTTTTGCGCCTCAATCACGGCGCGGCATTGTTGTTCGGTCTTAAACCAAGTTTGTGCTTGCATAAATTGGCAATGCTCAACCATACACACAAACAACACAGGGATATAGATAACTTGAATCATGCTATCAATCCCCACACAAAACTGCCCATTATTGAAACAAACAACACAAAGAAAAATATGGCAATGACTGTCTTAATGAAGTCCACAAAGAAGTCGCCACCAGCGTCGGTATCGTCGTCGTTCATTTGCATTTCTCCGTAAAAAGTGCCCTCATACTGTGGCACGATGGTTCGCAAGACTTGTATCCAATGGTAAAGCCAACTACAACAATCGTAGAAACCAAGCCAACCGCAGCAAAAAAATCAGCAACGTATTTCATAGCTTCTCCGGTGTTTGCATGACATAGCTGGCATAACGCTTTTTGTCTTTCTTAACAATGATGGTCTCAATGTTCCACCCGACTTTTTTAAGGTCAAAGACAATAGCTGCCAGGCGAAAACATCCACAACCATTTAGCGCATCAATCGGCGTAAGTGGCAGGCCAAAGCGCAATCTTTTGAGTACCCATTCGGTTTGTGTCATATGGCCTCTTAAAAAGGAATATCTGAGTCATCATCTTTTGGAAACCCGTCATCTTTAGGGAATCCATCTTTAGGGCGCGGCGGGTTAAGGTATGCCATGCCGTTCCAGCCGCCCTCAATGACGGGAATAGAGCGCAGCTTCATCATCAAGCCTGCCTTAGTCTCCATCACCACACCTATGCGCTGATACGAGTTTTTGGTCTCGCCCTGTTTGTTTTGATAAGTACCGTCTTTAACGGTGATTTCGTAAATTACTGCCATGATTAACCTCTTAAAGTTTCTGCGTGTTTTTTAATTGCGCTGCGAGTCTTGCTGTCAAGCATTCCCCATAGCGCCGTTTTTTCTTCCACATCGGTGATGCCCGAATATTCTTCAAACGCACCGATTAGGTCATTGGCGCTCATGCGCTCATTGATTGCTGCTGCAACGTCCGCAACAATGTTCATGCGGTTAGATGGAACCAGGTCAGTCTTAGTGGCCGACACTTTTGGCGCTTTAGATGCCGCGTTGCCATCATCATCTTCCGGTGCTATGCCGCAAGCCGCCATCAGGCTGTAGCGCCTGGCGTAAGTCAAAGCCGAGCCATACCCTTGCGGGTCTTGTTTGGCCGCAGGAACGTGCAGCTTGCCGCACTCCAATGTTTCGCCTGATTCGTGGACAAACACCGTTTCCACGGTCACGCCGGTGCTATCCTCAGATGTGCGCTGCACAAGGGCTATTCCTGCGCTGTTTAAGGCATCTACAACCGCTTCAATGCAGCCGGCAAGGTCAACGTACTTAGACCGGAAATGCGGGTTTGTGGACGTTTTTAAGGCCGGTGCAAATCCGCGCTGGGCGCGTACTAACGCTGATGCAATATTCTTCATAGGTCACCTCCAAAATCAATTCCACAATGCTCACAAGTGAAGTACCACAGCACATTCACATCATCAAAGGCGTGGCGGGTTAAGTCGCCGCAATCGCGCCCACAATCGGGGCATTCATAGTCTTCACACTCTTTGGAGTTGTTCTTTAAGCCATTCGATTCGTTCATCTTTATGCTCCAGTTGTTGACACAAAAACCAAACGTACAGTTCTAAAAAACCTTTGGGGTCGCCCTTAGAATTGCATTCCGCAATGATTTCTTCATGGTTGTTGCTAGTGACCATGTTTTTGCTCCCACATCAATTCGGCTTGCACTTGCATCAGTTCTTCTTTTGCAAATTCAGATTCAGCACACAATTCGCGGATGTTGGCCCGTAGGCATCCAACTTCGTAAGCCAGCCGGTCTGCACGGTCAACGCTGTAATTTATGGCCGCCTCATCACATTGTTTGATGATGGCATCAGCACGAGCAACTGCTTTCATTTGTTAAGCCTTTCTTCGATGTATTTGGTGATGTAAGCGCGGGTTCTGTCGTTAAGGTAATCAATCCATTCAAGTCCGTCTTGCATAACTGAATAAATAACAAGAACGCCACTAACGCTGCTTTTTTCGTAACCAACTAACAACGTGGCAAACTCGCCGTTTGCTTTTAAGTCCCACTCAACCTCCATAAATGTGTGTAGGGTAGGCATTTAGTCTCCCAGCAACTTGGTGCTAAGTTTTTCTTCCATCCACATCAGCAACTCTTTGCTCAAAATGTCGAGGAACTCAACGCCCTGATGTTTGATAGACCAAATGTTTACCCACGTTTCCGTAGGCTCATCAAGGCGGCTGACTTCGTATTCAATGTCGAAGACCGCGCCCTCATAAGTGAATTGGATTGTGTTCACAGGCCGCCTCCAACAAAGTAACCAATGGTGTAGATGAAGATAACAATGGAAACCGTTGTGATGATGGAATCCCATGTTTTTTTAGACATAAAAACCTTTCTTAGGGTCAAAACATCGCGTTGTTGCGATAGGCGTATGTTAAGCGTTCTTAACAGTATTTTATGCACTAAAGTTGCGAAATGCTATAGGGCAAACCCTAATGTTTTTAAGTTGTTAAGCTGGCTTACAATGCGCGGATGGAAAAAAGAGAAGCAATCAAGCGGGCTGGCTCGGCAAGCGCCTTGGCTAGAATCCTTGGCGTGAGCCGGTCTGCTGTATCGCAATGGATACACATACCGCCAGCCAGGTTGTGGCAATTGAAAGCCATGCGGCCTGAGTGGTTTTTGGTGTAAGATTGTGCGAAACCCGGCTAGGTCTGAAGTCATGAGCAGACCGAAAAGCGAGCCTCCCCGCCTGCCGAAGTTTCCTTGTTAGTGGAGGACAGACGGAGAATTTATGCATTACTACCAGTTCCACATTGGGGACTACAAGAGCCATACCCATCACTTGACTGTGATTGAGGACATTGCCTATCGGCGGCTTTTAGACCATTACTACCTACACGAATCGCCCATCAAACAACGGGACATTGCCCGTCAAATTGGGATGCGCGACAACGAGCAAGAAGTTTTGAGCGTGCTTAACGAGTTTTTTGTTAGTAGCGATAAAGGGTTTGTAAGTCCTCGTGCTGATGAGGAAATTGCCAAATATCGCGAAATGGTTGATGCTGGAAAACGTGGGGCCGCTAAACGGTGGTTATCCCCTCCCGATAGCCCCCCTATTGCCCCCCCTATTGCCCCCCCTAATGCTACCCCAATAGCAACCAATTACCAAGAACCATTAACCAATAACCATAAACCAAAGAATACAGTCGCCCCGCCGTTCGGCGTGACGGATTCTGTTTGGCAGGATTGGTTAAAGCTAAGGAAAGCAAAAAAAGCGGCAGTCACCCAAACGGCGATAGACGGGATACAGCGCGAAGCGGACAAAGCGATGGTAAGCCTACAGGCAGCTTTAGAAATGTGCTGTGAACGGGGCTGGACTGGCTTTAAGGCCGAATGGTTGCAGCCTAAACAATCTCATGGCTATCAGGACAAGAACCTTGGCGCTGCTAGGGCCATCTTTGGTGATGAAAGAAACTTCAATGCCCTCCAAATTACCTGATGGCTGGATTCAGCGCATCTTTGCCGCGATGCAGGGCAACTACGGCACTCGGTTTATGAACCAATGGAAGACCGGCCAAGTGCTGCCTGACGGGTCGGACGCGGGCGTGGTTAACGCGATGAACCATTGGGCTGAAAAGATGGGCGGGACAAGCGCGGCGACAATCAAGCGGGCACTTGAGCAGCTTCCGGAAGAACCGCCAAGCCTGCCGCAATGGATGGCCCTGTTACGCCGCTGCTATATGGAACCATCGGTTTTGCGGTTAGGCAACGACTTGACCGCCGAACAGATAGCAACGAATAAGCGGCGTATTGCCGAACTGATTGCGAGCGTGAAAAACAATGTTTGACCCATTCAAGATAACCGAACCGACTTGCATTAGCTTTAGCGGTGGGCGTACCAGCGCCTATATGCTGTGGCGGGTATTGCAAAGCAATGGCGGTCTGCCAACAGAAACGATTGTTTGTTTTGCCAACACCGGCAAAGAAGATGAAGCCACGCTGCGGTTTGTTCAGGATTGCTCAGAACATTGGAATGTGCCTATCACCTGGTTGGAGTACAGGAAAGATGGATATGCGGTGGTGGACTACAAGACAGCGAGTCGTAATGGGGAGCCTTTTGAGGCGCTGATAGACAAACGTCACTACTTACCCAATACATTTGCTAGGTTCTGCACTTCTGAACTCAAGATTGTCCCCATGAAAAAGCATCTAAAGTCTTTGGGATATGAGGACATTGCCACCTTTGTCGGCATACGCGCAGATGAACCACGAAGGGTTGCCAAGATGAAGGACAACGCAGACATTAAGGAAACTCCGCTTGCCACGGCAAAGGTAACGGTTGCGGATGTTCTGTCCTTTTGGGATAGGCAGCCATTCAACTTACAGACCGTCACAGTCAATGGCAACTCATTGTTGAGCAACTGCGACCTGTGCTTTCTCAAGAAAGCAGACCATCTGCTAGGTCTAATTCAAGACAAACCGGAGCGGGCTGTGTGGTGGGCAAACATGGAAAAAAAGATAGGCGCAAGGTTTAACCAGGCACATCCAAGCTACGGCGATATGTTGAGTTACAACGAAAAACAACGCGATATGTTTGACCCAGCAGAAGAAGCAATTTCCTGCTTTTGTGGGGACTGATGTGTTTGACATTGAAAAAATCCGCGAGGCAACTTTTGCAGAATTTGTGCGCCTTTGCCGCGACCCAGCCTGGAAAGAGTGGGCATGGGTTGAAGTAAAGCGCATGGATGAGGACGACTTGTTTAGGGGCATCAAAGCCCATGTTTTGGAGCAAATGAATGCGACACGCAGCAAGGGTTGACGGGAACCAGGCCGAAATAGTTGCCGCGCTAAGGGAATCAGGAGCCTCTGTATTCGTTCTAAAGCTGCCGGTAGACCTACTTGTAGGCTATGCGGGAAAAACGGCCCTAGTCGAAATTAAAGACCGAAGCAGCGCTTACGGTAGAAAAGGGCTAAATGAAAAACAAAGCGCATTTTTGAGGGGTTGGAATGGTGGGACGGTGGCTTTAATTGACTCGGTGGAAGCCGCGCAATGGCTGATAAGGTGCATGAGTGATAGTCCACCTGTATAGCCCGACTCAAGCCACAACGGTCATGAAAGACCTGTGGCCTAAAATCAAAGATGCGTTGGAATCGGGCAAAAAGCTGCGCTTGGAAATAAAAGAAAGCAGGCGTAGCACCGAGCAAAACGATATGTTCCACTCCATCATTGCCCAAATTGCCAAAAAAATGAGCGAAGCAGGGTCAACGTGGACAGCCGACGATTGGAAACGCCTGTTGATTGACCAATGGGCGCATGAGACCAATCGCAGAATCGGCAAGGTTGTGCCAAGTTTGGACGGTGACCGCGTGGTGCAGCTTGGCCTACAGTCTCACAAATTTACGGTTGAGGACTCAAGCGAGTTCATTGAATTTTTAATTGCCTGGGCAACTAATAAAGGAATTGACGTATGAAATGCCCTGTATGCGGGTCGTGGACTTTTGTAAAACAAACGGTAATCAGAGAAGACAACACAAGAAAGCGACGATATGAATGCGCCAATGAACACCGGTTTGGGACGGTCGAAACAATTGTATGTGCGAAGCAAAAGCCTGCTAAAAGCGGCGCGAAGCCTGGCGTGTCAGCATTGCGGGATTGACGATGGAACCGTAGTGGCCGCACACACAAATTGGGGCGGCGGCAAAGGGAGGGGGATAAAAGCCACCGACCTTTTAATCGCCAGCCTGTGCTTTCGCTGTCACTACAACCTAGACCAGGGCGCTGCCCTATCCAAAAGTGAGCGACAAGCCATGTGGCAAGCCGCCCACGAGAAGACTATTTCCGCATTGACGGAAGCGGGGCACTTGGCTGCGCTTCATGGGAGCGGTGCATAGGGTGGGCGTGAGCCATATCCGTCCGTTCATGGGCTTTGAGTTCTTTTTCCAATTCCATGACTTTGCGGCGTTCTGCTTTATACTCACGCTCAATCACATAGTTCGAGGGCGTAGAGTGTTTTGCTTTCTCGGCGGTGATTTTGAAGTTTGTTGCCATAGGAAAATCCTGTTAGAATGGTGACAGCATTTTACATCAACCTTGCAAGGACTAATGATGGGCTATCCAAAAATGGAAAAAATCCCCGCTAAAGTGATGGCGTCGGATAAGACTGGTATGAAAAACGTCGGCACAAGCAAAGTGGACAAAGAGACCTACCGCAGCGGTATGTCTGGCGAGACCATGCCCAAGGGCGTGTTGGCCTCCGATACGTCTGGTGAGCGTCGCGCTAAGATTGTTGGCGGTGTTGGCATGGGCGCTAAAGACAGCGTTACCCGCCAAGACGTGGGCAAGATGGACGGGTTTGCCGGTGAGTTCAAAGGCGGTAGCAAAGAGCACGAGTGCTACAGCCACGAGCGCATGGAACACGCACAAGACAAGTAAGCGGGTCTCCGAGACGCAGCAACGTCTCGGTTTCCCTGACCACATAGAAAGGGCTATATGGCTGAAAGCAATTGTAAGTTATGCGTTTACTTCGTTGATATTGACCGAATTGGCCAATGTCGGCGTTATCCGCAATTTGTTACTAAGCACGAAAGTGAATGGTGCGGCGAGTTCCGCAAAGAACCAGTTGAGGGCAAACGCGAAGCGCGCAAAATACTCAAACTCCGAAAGGACGGCGATGTTCAAGCCGCTTAAAGACAAAATCATCGTTAAGCCCGAGCCGCGCATCAAGAGCGAGTTGTGGGTCAAGACCGCAGAAGCTGACACCGTTGGCTACATTACCGCCGTAGGTGATGAGGCCGCCGCCGAAGGCTTAAAGGTCGGCGACAAGGTCTATTTTGGTACGTTGGCTAAAGACTATCAGAACGAATACCTTAAATTTGATACCATTACCATTGACGACGAGCGCCACCTCCGCATGAGTTGGCAAGACATTTGTTTCGTGGAGGAAGTATGAAACCTGGACTCTATGCCAACATTCACGCCAAGCAGGAACGCATCAAGCAGGAAAAAGCCGAGGGTAAACCCGTAGAGAAGATGCGTAAGCCTGGCTCCAAAGGCGCACCGACTGCGGCCGCATTCAAGCAATCCGCTAAAACGGCCAAGAAATGAAGCACGACAAGCCCATTGAGCATAAAACGACGGGTAAAGGCAAGACCTACAACCCGACGGACAAAGGCGCTGGCATGACCGCCAAAGGCCGCGCTGAGTACAACGCCAAGAACGGCTCAAACCTAAAGCCGCCTGCGCCGAATCCGAAGACAAAGAAGGATGAAGGCCGCAAAGCATCGTTTTGTGCGCGAATGGAGGGCGTGGTAAAGAATGCCAAAGGCCCAGCCGAACGCGCCAAAGCGTCACTCAAGAACTGGAATTGTTAATGAGCGAAGAGACAATGACAAGAGAACTTGTTGGGAAATACAATACGACAAAAGCGTTTTTTGATAAAGGATATGCCCTGCCCTTGTATGGCGTACACACTCATATGTGGGTTTACGCCGACAAGACAATCGTTTTGCCGCATGGCGCGGTAGAGATGAAATACACCGAAGGCATCCCCTGCGCTTTGTGGACAGATGTTTTAGAAGCAGAGAAAGAGAAAGCATGAAAGACCTAATCACCGCAAGAATCCAAGACCTCATGGCTAAAGGCCGCGAACTAGAAGCGCAGATACACCAAGTAAATGGTGCGCTGCAACAATGCCAATGGACGCTAACCGAACTGGAGAAGCAAGATGCCCCTAAAGAAATCCCCGACACCCAAAGCTATGAGTGAGAACATCAAGGCCGAGATTAAGGCTGGCAAACCGCTCAAGCAAGCGGTAGCTATTGCCCTTTCGGTTAAGCGCGAAGCAGAGAAAAAGAAAAAGTGAACATCACCCAGGTCGCCGTTGACAAGCTAATCCCTTACGTCAACAATAGCCGCAAGCATTCCGACGCTCAAGTCGCGCAAATAGCGGCCAGCATTAAGGAATTTGGCTGGACTAATCCAATCTTGGTGGATGGCGACCAGGGCATCATTGCAGGCCACGGGCGGTTAATGGCTGCGCGTAAGCTAGGCATGAAGGAAGTGCCGGTTATTGAATTGGCGCACCTGACGGACACCCAGCGCAAGGCGCTCATCATTGCTGACAACAAGCTGGCAATGAATGCTGAATGGGACACAGACCTGTTGACCGTTGAGCTAAACGAGTTGCTGGCAGACGGATTTGCCTTAAATATTTTGGGCTTTAACAACGATGAAATTAGCAAATTATTAGATGAGCCTGATTTTCAGCCCGCAACAGAAGAAGAACAAGGAAAATTAGACGAATTGGACCCAAAATGGATAGTCTGTCCTCATTGCGGTAAAGAATTTGATGCAAGACAAACCTGACTTGAAAATTGATTGGGCAAGCCATGACGCGGCTAAGTATGCTTGCACGACATGGCATTACAGCAAATCAATTCCCGTACCACCACTAGTTAAGATAGGCGCATGGGAAGACGGAAAGTTTATTGGTGTAGTCATTTTTAGTAGGGGCGCATCATCAAATTTGATGAAACCATACGGGTTAAAACAAGATGAAGGATGCGAGTTGACTCGTATTGCTTTGACGAGCCACAAAAGCACAGTAAGCAGAATAGTTAAGTTTGCTTTAATGTTTTTAAAGAAAAACAGTCCTAATTTAAGACTAATTGTTTCATTTGCTGACCCACAATACGGGCATCATGGTGGTGTATATCAGGCTGGTAACTGGATTTATTGCGGTGATACAGCACCAGGCATTGAATATTGGCATAATGGGAAAAGACTTCATTCTCGCCAAATAAGCGAAAAAGGATGGAATATTCAGCAAGGGCAACAACGAAAGACATTGAAGCCAAGTGAATGTAAGATTGTTAAAACAATTGGAAAACACAGATATTTGATGCCACTTGATGATGAGATGAGAAATCAAGTAGCAAAATTAGCAAAGCCTTATCCTAAGCGTGTGAAGCAGGCGATGGTCGATTCCCTCGACACAGCGGCGGTGCATCACCGACCCACACGCTCCATATTGACAGAAGCCGCAGAAATTGCTTAAAATTTAGTCAACACTTTCCGCTAATAAAAAGATGCTACCTCACGAGCCAACCGACAAGACAAAAGCGCAAGCCCAACAAGCTGCGGGGCTCGGATTGCCGCACGACCAAATAGGCGCACTTTTAGGCATAAGCGATAAGACGTTGCGCAAATATTACGAGACTGAACTGGCGTTAGGTAAGGCTACGGCCAGCGCGTCGATTGCTCGGACGCTGTTCAACAAAGCCCAAGGGGGCGACACTACGGCGCTGATATGGTGGACAAAAGCACAAATGGCCTGGGGCGAGACAAATACAACCAAGCTGGCTAATCCTGATGGGTCGGCCATTGAAGGCATCCAGGTCAGCTTTGTAGCGCCGAATGCAGCCGAATCTAAGTAAGGCGCAATTCCCCGTAAAGCTGGAGTGCCTGTTCCAGCCTGAGAAAAGCCGCTACCGAATCTTGTACGGTGGGCGCGGTGGGGCTAAGTCTTGGGGCGTGGCTCGGGCATTGCTCATAAAAGGCGCACAACGCAGTTTGCGTATCCTTTGCGCCCGTGAGTTTCAGACTTCTATCAAAGATTCCGTCCACAAACTGCTGTGCGACCAAATCATCGACTTAGGGCTAGAGGGCTTTTACGAAATCACCCAGGCCAGCATTCGGGGAAAGAACGGGACTGAATTCAGTTTTGTTGGCCTCAAGAACAACGTCGCTAACGTCAAATCCTACGAGGGCGTGGATATTTGCTGGGTAGAAGAGGCGCAGACCACCAGCCGCCTATCGTGGAACATCCTGATTCCAACCATTCGCAAGGAAGGCAGCGAGATATGGGTTACGTTTAATCCTGAGTTGGAGACGGACGAGACTTATCAGCGGTTTGTGCTGCACCCGCCTGAGAACTCCGTCGTCCAAAAGATTAACTGGTCGGACAATCCCTGGTTTCCTGAGACGTTGATGCTAGAGAAAGACGCGCTCAGAATGCGCGACGTAGAGGCATATAACACCGTATGGGAAGGCATATGCCGCCAAACCGTCGACGGGGCTATCTTTGCCCGCGAGATGCAGATGGCTGAATTGGATGGCCGCATCACCAAGGTGGGCTATGACCCGATGAAGCCGGTTCACGCCGTGTTCGACTTGGGCTGGTCAGATGCGACTGCGATATGGTTTGTGCAGTTTATTGGTATGGAAACTAGGCTCATCCGCTACCACGAGGACAATCAAAAGACCATATCCGACTACTTGGCCAAGATGCAAACCTACGGCTATGTCTACGACACCCTCTGGTTGCCGCACGACGCTGAGAATAAAACGTTGGCCGCCGCCGGTCGGAGCATTGACCAAATTGTCAGAAGCGCAGGATATAAGACCAAAATCATCCCGCGCACCCCGATTGTGGACAGTATTAACGCGGCGCGTACCCTATTTAGAAATTGCTGGTTTGACAGGGATAACTGCTACGATGGGTTACAATGTTTGCGGCATTACCGCTACGAGGTTGACCCCGACACTAAAGCGTTCAGCAAAAACCCGCTGCATGACCAGTTTTCGCATGGCGCGGACGCATTCCGTATGCTTGGGCTTGTAGTAAATGAGCCGCGTAAGCGAGTGTCCAAATCGACCTATTTGCAACCACAGAATTGGATGGGCTAAATGGACGACGCAATAATTAACGAAGCAAAGGACTTTCTTAAACTTTGCAACGACGCGGACACAATGAACCGCCAAGAAGCCCTAGAAGACTTGAAATTTGTCTCGGGCGGCGACCAATGGCCCGTTGACCTACAAAACTCTCGTAATCTTGAATCGCGCCCCGTCCTGACCATTAACAAGCTAGATGGATACTGCCGCCAAGTGACCAATCAGCAGCGCCAGCAACGCCCACGCATCAAGGTTCACCCAACAAACACCCAAGCTGATGTTAAGACCGCCCAAATCGTTGAGGGCATCTGCCGCCATATTGAGATTAACTCCAATGCCGACAATGCCTACGACACCGCTTTTGACCATGCCGTGCGGATGGGTTGGGGCTTTTGGCGCGTTACAACCGACTATGTAAAGCAGGACAGCTTTGACCAAGAAATCTTTATTGAGGCTATCCAAAACCCGTTTACCGTCTACTTTGACCCCAATTCCGAAGCCGTAAACGGCTCGGATGCTGACCGTTGCCTTATCACCACAATGATGAGCAAGGTCAAATTCCGCGAGTTGTACCCCGATTCCGACGATGGCAGCAGCTTTACGCAGCGCGGCACAGGCGACAGCCAATCCGAATGGATTACCAAAGAAGATATACGCATTGCCGAGTATTTCTACACCCGTCGCGAGCCTGCCAAGCTGGTCAAACTGTCCGACGGCACTCAGGGATTCATGGATAAAGACATGAAAGACCGAATGGCTTTAGCTGGTTTGACCGTAGTTGACGAGCGTGATTCATATAAAAAAGTAATAAAGTGGAAGAAGCTGACCGCCATTGAAGTCATTGAAGAGCGCGATTGGCCTGGTTCTTACATCCCCGTCGTGCCCGTCTATGGCCGCCATATCGTCATCGGCGACAAGCGCAAGAAATTTGGCATGGTGCGCCACGCTAAAGACGCGCAGCGGATGTATAACTTTTGGCAAACAACTGTCACCGAAAGCGTCGCGCTGGCTCCTAAAGCCAAGTGGTTGATGGCCGAAGGGCAGGACGAGGGCCACGAGACCGAATGGGCGGCAGCGAACATAAAGTCGTTTCCGCTGTTGCGTTACAAGCAAACCGACATTGACGGACAGCCAGCGCCTCCTCCACAGCGCCTACAGCCCGAGCCGCCTCCAAACGGAGTGATGGCCGCGTCTGCAATGATTAACCAAGACATTGCGACGCTGATGGGCATATTTGACCCAAGCCAACAACTGCCAGGAAACATCTCGGGCAAGGCTTTGAACGGCCAGCAGCAACAAGTTGACCTGACCAACTTTGATTTCTACGACAACTTGACCAAATCCATCGCGCAGACCGGCACGATTATTCTTGACCTTATTCCCAAGATTTACGACTCTCAACGGGTAATGCGAATCATCGGAGATGACGGCAAGCCTGACTTGGTAAACATCAATGAACCCAAGCAGGACGCACAAGGTGTTTACACCATCATGCACGACATGACTGTGGGCGAATACGACGTGGTTATGGATACCGGCCCAGGCTACAACAGCAAGCGCCAAGAGGCCGTGGAATCTATGGTCAGTATGCTCAAGGTTGACCCCGCCCTTATGCAGCAGGCTGGAGACCTTATCTTCCGCAATATGGACTTCCCTGGTGCGGACATCATTGCCGACCGGCTGGCCGCTGCTAACCCGATGGCGCAGATTGACGATAAATCACCCGTGCCGCCGCAAGTTCAGATGCAACTTAAGGCAAATCAGGCGCAAATGCAGAAGATGCAGCAGGCTATCCAGCAAATGCAGATGATGATTAAAACCCGTCAAGACGTGGAGCAAGTCAAGCAAGACGCTGAAACCAAGCGGACGCTCATTAAAGAAACCAACCGCGCCCACGATATTGAATTGCGGAACGAAGAGCGCCATAAGGACATGGAAATGCGGACAAGCACCCAGGCGCACGATACTGTGCTTAAAACTCAGACGCAATTGGAAATTGAGCGCATGAAAGCCGAAGTTGCCCTTATGTTGGCGCATTTGGATAAAGCATCGGCTCATGCGGCATCGTTGGAAACTACTGAGCGCGCAATATAAATTTGTGGTATAAACCACCAACCTTACCCGTGAGGCTCATGGGGAAAATACTTAGGGAAACCTATGAGTGACAAAGAAGCCGGTCATGTTTTGACCAGTGAGAATTCGGCAGATTTTTATGCAAATCGACTTGGTTTAGCTGCTAGTGATACTGACGAGGCTACGGTTGAGAATACTCCCGCAGAGCCGTCAGAGGATACGACACAGAGTGAACAGTCAGCAGACGATGATGCCAAACCGACAGAGGAACGGAAGCAGAATCCGAAACTTGAAAAGCGGTTTTCAGAGATAACCAAGCAACGCGAACTTGCCAAACAAGAAGCAGCGCAAGAACGTGAAGCAAGGCAAAGGCTAGAAACCGAGTTAGCAGCACTACGCCAGCAAGCAGCACCCCAACCGGTGCAGCAAGCGAACGCAGAGCCACAGCCGAGCCAATTTACTGATGCTTTTGAATATGCAAGGGCACTAGCAGAATGGTCGACTGAGCAAGCATTGGTAAAGCGAGATAGGGAAGACGCTAATCGCAGGGCTGACGAGGAGCGCCAAAAGGTAATATCTACCTGGGCCTCCAAAGTGGCAACAGCGAAAGCAGAAATGCCCGATTTCGACGACATGGTTGCGTCAAGCAGCGTGGTTGTTGGTGACCACATTCGGGACGCAATATTGGAAAGTGATGTAGGCCCACAAATCCTGTATCACCTTGCAAAAGAAGATGACGCTGCAAAGCGCCTAACTTCTATGTCGCCAGCGCAGGCGCTACGCGAGATTGGGAAACTGGAGGCGCGGTTTGAGAAGCAAACTGAAACCAAGTCAAGTAATCCTGTCGGTAAAAGTAAAGCACCACCGCCGATTAGCCCTATTCGCGGTTCGGGCAAGATGAGTGATGTGTCAATTGGCTCTGACGGTCAATTCCACGGGTCTTATCAAGCCTGGAAAGAAGCGAGAAAAGCTGGTCGAATCCGCTAGTACCTTTTAGGAGAATTAAAATTTCAAACAATCTTTTGACTATTTCAAAAATTACTAATGAGGCTTTGATGGTTCTGGAAAATGAACTGACTTTTACCTCAGAAGTAGACCGCAACTACGACGACCAGTTCGCTGTCGTTGGTGCGAAAATCGGTAACACCGTAAACGTCCGTCGCCCTGGCCGCTTTATTGGTACTACTGGC